CGCAGTTTTATATCTACTTGGGCCGGTGCTTTTGCTACACCAGCCACAGCGTTTGAGGTCCGCCCCTGCACAACTGTTCTGATCAAATCGCTACAGCTACCGCCAGACCCAGGCAAGTCCTGGTGATAAAACAGCGAACAACTGCCAGCAGTAGTTCTCAGGCCATAGGCTGCCGTGCCATCCGTCTGGCCCAGGGCTGTTGTGTCGAGGGTCGCAACCGTAGAACCAAAGCTCCAGTTCTTGACCTGCCCAGCCCTCACACCCCCAATCCATAACTCACCATTCGCACCGCTGTAATAAGCCATCAGATCGTTACCGCCACAAGGTCAATCACTATCGAAGATCTGCCTACATAAACCGATTGTAACTGCGGCGGCCCAGAGTATCGCCACTGTGTGCCTGACACCATCGCAGTTGTGTTCAGCTCTCCCGCGCTGCCTGTCCATCCGGCTTCAGTTGGGTTGCCGCTTGTCTTAAAACTCTCGAAAGTACCTTTGACAAGGTTGTAATGCGTCAGAAAAGCTTCAGCCTCGGCATCCGTAATGTTGTTGTAAGCAAGCTGGAGCGTTGAAGAAAGACGCTTGTTCCCATACAGAACCCTGACCTCTGCCCCACTCTGCGCCCTGTAACTAGCTGAGGCGTAGTCGCCTGGCTTATAGATCCGACTACTTGGCGCGGGGTTGCTCGGGAATTGGGTTGCACTCATGAGATCACCTTGAAAAGACTCTGATCCAGTACGTCCTCAACAATTTTAGAGACTCCCTTTTCGTCGACTGGGAAATGAGAGGCCATGATCTGCACAAGCCCATCCTCTCCCAGCGAGATCTCCTCAACTAAATAAACGCCATATTTCACCGGGATTGATCCGGCTTCCCCAGGCGTTCCCTGGTCAGGAATATTAAAAAGCGCTCCAAAGTAGGCCGGATCGCTCACCTTTCCACCAGATATAACAAGATTCGCTTCTGTTACATCATCCGCCCCGACCACATACAAATAAGCAAAATACGTGCCATCGGCTGGTGGATTAACAGATAACAACGTTCCATCCGCTCTGATGACTCCCGAATAAAGCGATGTGTAAGGACTGGCGATGGTGTCATATCTGATGTAATCCCCCGGCTGAAGGGCCAAACCATCAGGAATAGTCTTAAATGTGATTACGTGATCTACTCGTCTTCTGAGGCTTAGCAAGTATCGGGCGGTCATAAATGCCTGCGATTCTCGCGTGCAAAATGCAGTCATGTCATAGTCTTCTTGCGGGGAAGGAAGCGCAGTTTCATCCCCCCAAGTGACCATGATTGTTTCAAGAGCAGTCAATGAGTTTTTGATGGATTTTCTGTACTTCATTACAGCGCGGAATTGCATTCGGTCCGTTTGAGGTAAAAACTTAAGGTTGTAACTTCCCTCAATTACAGTTGAGTCATTGAAGTATTGAGCGATAGGGACAGGGCTAGTGAGCATCTTGCCGCTGCTATCCACTGGAACGCCAGGAAGCATGGAGAACTTGCCATTGGCAACAACAAAATTGCATAGGAATAAAGGAGCTAATGAAGAGAGATAATCTCGAATATTCACCGCATCAGAGATTGCACCATCAAATCGCAGCCCGTTATTAGCCAAGAATAATGCGCTCTTCTTTAACCCGTCTTCGTCAACCAATCGCCCGCTTATTTCGAGCCCTAACCCCGAACCATCCGAATGGGATGACAGGATGTACTTGACAATATCTGCCAAATTATTAGAGGGCCCTTTTGTGCCTTCTATGTATCTGTCTACATTGATTCCGTTGTATAACCAGACCTGCATCTGCCGAAAGCTTTGAACCTGATTCAATGATCTGAGTTTCAGGCCCATCATGACCATGTTGGAGTATTCAGGCAGCGTCTTGTTATCTCTGCTTTCGTTTATATAAACAATCTGATGTTCAGGGCTGGAATCACAAGAAAAGCTAACCTCATTGTATCGTGATAATTCCTTCACTTGTGCATAATCTTCAAACCTTCGTCCTGGTGCTTCGAATTCGCTTAGTTCAAATGTTAATTCTGTCCTAATACTCTCTGCCTTGAAGGTTAAATTAAACTTTCCATAATGGGCACTTCTCTCGTCAATGCTGTGCTCTGCCGCGGAAGAGTTAAGCATGTAACAGGTTTGAGACTTGTCGATGTATCTGGTTACATGAGTATGATCTAGCGGAATAAACCTGAACTCATATTCTGCACGCTTGGGGTGCGTTATTCGGATGGAGTTGAATACATCAACGGGGGAAGTACCTCGGACGCAAAAGAGGACATCGTTGAAATTATCGAAGCCACTGAACACACTATCATCTTCATCTGTGTCTTTGCCGCCATTGTCAATGCCCACAGGGTTGGCTACTTCTTTAACACCTAATCGGAAAAATGAAGTCCTCTTCATGTAGTGGGTCTGTGTTCCTGCATTTAGTGAGATCCCTCTTCTGTCGTAATAATGCAACTGTTTGGGGGTCGGGACGTTGGGGAAATTGCACAGGCCAGCAGATCTAGCCCACACCTGGCTTTTGATTCCTATTTCTGTCACCTCACAAGGCCGCGTGTTTTTGACTTGGCCTAAGTCAACCTTTGACAAACAATACCAAGCAGTTGGATAATCTAGCTCACTGGAATAATCACCAGCTAAGATCGTTGTGGTGAGAACTCTTGTTCCTATGACCCCAATTTGTTTAGAGGTTCCTAAAAAGTTAATGCACTCCAGTTCGTAGTTGTTATCTACTTCAGGACGCCAAACGTTGGTTGGCCTTTTCTTCACTCGAAATACCGCCTGATTGATAACAAAAACCTCGCTGACCTGCAAGGCTGCATCTGCTACATCACGAAGCGCCTCGATAGATTGTTCAATATCCGTAGCGGTCACTTCTGATGAAGACTTGAAACCACACCGGCCCACAAAACCCAGGCCATTCACTTGATAGGTGATTGTGTCGCCTACTTCTATTGTTTCGATACTTGGATCAGCCAACGTTTTTCCTTTAATTCCAATGACTCCGCACCTTGGGCTATAGACGCGACCAGTACCGCGCATGGCCTGCACTCGCGCATCGTGTTCCTTTCCTACAATCTTCGTTCTTTCGTTTTTTAACCTTAATTTGGGGTCATCAGGACGGCCATCCCTTATATAAAGAAGTGAAACAACGCGCCAGTTGACTGAATATCTTCCACCATTAGGGATAGAGCTATAAACACCGAATGTTGTGGTGTTTATTGGCGTGCTAGCCATGCTGAATCCACCTTCAGTCGGTCCCGTAATCGTTGGACATACAAATAAGCCATACCGGTTCCCCGCTGTTTCCGCTTCCCCGTAAATAATGTCAGCAGCTTCTAAGCGATTGGCCCCCTGCTCTGCACTCCAAGACAACGCATAATTTGTACGATAAATGTTTGCAACCGGAGTTCCGGCAATCATGCAACCTGCCAGATCGGGAACCTTGTCAATCGCTGCGTTGCCTAGCGCCATAAGGGCTTCCATCGTTTGGAAGCTTCCGTTGCTAAACATGCGCGACCAAACCAGTAATGGCTCAACCAGGGTCCCCCCAGATGGGTCGCTGCCATCTATGTACTGCCCAAAAATCAACGGGATACGACTCCCCAACAATGCAATTTGTGGCACTCCGTCAAACCCAACAGCTTTGTTGAATCGGGTCTGCCCTTGCTGATTACCCATATTCTTCTGGGTAACCGGGTCGTTTTCGTCTGGCTTCGGAGGCTTTGGAGCCAGCAACATTGCAACGCCAGTCATTACCGCCCCAACCACCAGACTGACGACAATCGCCGTTACAATCGACGCTCCTTGTATATCCGGGATATGCGCGTAAGCCGCAGAACGCAGCCGTCCTCTCGCTGTTACCTCAGACGCGAAATGTCGATATTCCTGCTCCGAAATGCCGAGAACTTCGATGAGTTGCCGTTCGTATGGCAAAAGAGGCTGGGTATATGTGAAGGGCCCAACCAATGAACTGCCTTTCTGGTTTTGCATATCAATAAGAGCCCTCGATTCCATGTAACGGAAAACCCGAGCGGATCGGGGCAAACAACAACATCCCCATCGTAAGCAGGCGCATCAATACGCCTCCCCCAACGGATTAAATCCTTACCCCATTTGCGCGGAGGCATTTC